TTAACACTTGGAACATCATCAGGTATTCACGCTTGGCACAATGACTACTACATTCGTAGAGTTAGGGTTGGAAAGAATGAAGCGATTTACACTTATCTAAGAGACAATCATCCTGAACTAATTGAAGATGAGTACTTCCGTCCACACGACACTGCGGTTATTGGTATCCCACAAAAAGCTCCGGAAGGTTCTATTTTGAGAAACGAATCACCAATTCAATTATTGGAGAGAGTTAAAAAGGTACATATGGAATGGATTAAACCGGGACATAGAAACGGTAGTAATTCTCATAACGTATCTGCGACAATATCAATAAGAGAACACGAATGGCCTGCGGTTGGTGAATGGATGTGGACTGAACGGGAGCACTACAATGGCTTGTCAGTTTTACCCTATGATAATGGCTCATACGTTCAAGCACCTTTTACCGATTGTACTAAGGAAGAATATGAAAAACTAATGGAAACATTAAAAGATGTTGATTTATCTAACATTGTTGAAATGGATGATGATACAAATTTAAGTGGAGAAATTGCTTGTGGAGCTGCTGGATGTGAAATAAAGTAGTTATGAAAAAAGAAAAACAAGATGGGGAGAAGGTAAAACTTCTCCCTTCTCATTATTATATGGATGAGACAAGATTAGTGTTTACGGAACAATATCATATTGATAGGGGATACTGTTGTGGTAACGGATGCAAACATTGTCCTTTTTATCCCGAGCATCAAAAAGGGAATACTACAATAAAAAAATAATGTCGATATATTTATCTGTATGGCAGAAGGTATAACATATGGTATAAATTTTCCATTTAGAGATTCTAGAAAAGGAGATTATTTACAATTAACGGAATTTCAAAAAGATGAGGTTAGGGCTGCACTACTGCATTTAATTTTAACTAGAAGAGGTAGTCGTTATTATTTACCAACATTTGGAACAAGAATATATGAATTTATATTTGAACCTTTTGATAGTTTAACTTTTAGTGCGATAGAGACAGACATTAGAGACGCAATAAGTTCTTTTATGCCGAATTTAATTGTTAATAGTATAACGATAGAACCGGCTAGTGTTGAGGATGAAGGTCCAATTGGGGCTCAAAATATAAAATCTGACGAATTACCATATATTTTTAGAGTACCGGGTAAAGGTACTGCGGACTATACGGCAAAAATCAGGATTGATTATTCTACGGACTCGGCAACTTTCTCTCAAAGTGATTTTGTAATAATAAATATTTAATAATAATGGCAAAAAAAATATCATATACAGTTAGGGATTTTGAAGGAATAAGGTTGGAACTTTATAATTATGTTCGTGCTTATTACCCCGATTTAATTCAAGATTTTAGTGATGCTTCGGTATTCTCAGTTTTCTTGGATTTAAACGCTGCGGTTGCAGATAACTTACACTATCATATTGATAGGAGTATACAGGAAACTGTATTACTTTATGCTCAGCAAAAATCTTCAATATATAATATTGCCAGAACCTATGGGTTAAAGATTCCCGGATTAAGACCGTCAGTGTCTCTTGTTGATTTTTCAATAACCGTTCCGGCGTTTGGGGATAAGGAGGATGAAAGATATCTTGGAATTTTGTATCGTGGTTCACAGATACAAGGTGCGGGACAAGCATTTGAAAATGTGTACGATATAGATTTTGCGAGTCCATATAATTCTCAAGGATTTCCAAATAGATTAAAAATACCTAACTTCAATAGTAATAATGTTTTAATAAATTACACAATAACAAAACGAGAGTTGGTTGTTAATGGTATTACAAAAGTTTATAAAAGAATTATAAATGCTGGTGATGTTAGACCTTTCTTTGAGTTATTTTTACCTGAGAAAAATGTTTTGGGTATTACAAGTGTTTTATTAAAAAATGGTACTGACTATGGTAATATACCAACAACTGCGGAATTTTTAGGGGCTCAAAATAGATGGTATGAGGTGGATGCTTTGGCTGAAGATAGAGTATTTGTTGAAGACCCTACAAAAGTTTCCGACCAACCGGGAACTAAAGTTGGTAAGTATATTCAAACAAATAATAGATTTATTTCTGAGTTTACACCTGAAGGTTTTAAAAGAATGGTTTTTGGCGGTGGAACAAATTCGGCACAGGAATCATTAAACCAGTTTACAGGATTTGGTAACCCACTCAACTTGCAAACATATTTTAATAACTTTTCTCTTGGTTCTACGTTAACACCTAATTCAACATTATTTATACAATATAGGATTGGTGGTGGCTTGCAAACTAATTTAGGAGTAAACGTTATCAATCAAATAGGTACGGTTTCATTTTTCGTTAATGGACCTTCGGAGGCAACAAATACGTCTGTAGTTGGTTCTTTAAGATGTAATAACGTGACTGCGGCAGTTGGTGGTTCTAACGCACCTACAACTGAGGAGGTTAGAAATTTTGTTTCATTTAATTTTGCAGAACAAAAAAGGGCGGTCACGGTTCAGGATTACGATTCTCTTTTAAGAACTATGCCAGCACAATTCGGAGCACCTGCAAAAGTTTCGATTACGGAAATAGATAATAAAATAGATATTCAAATTTTATCTTTTGATACTACTGGTAAGTTAACGAGCGTGGTTTCAAACACTTTAAAACAAAATATTGCAAATTATTTATCCAACTATAGAATGATGAATGACTATATATCGGTTAAAAGTGCTGACGTTATTGATTTATCTATGACAGTTTCAGTAGTGTTAGAGGCAACACAAAATTCAGGGCAAATTATATCTGAGATTATTAATAACATATCAACTTATATGGACCCAGCATCAAGACAATTGGGTCAAAATGTTTTTCTTTCTGAGATAAAAGGTTTAATTCAAAGTCAAAATGGAGTTATAACCGTTACGGATTTACAAGTTTTCAATAATGTTGGAGGTCAATATTCATCCGCGGAAACGTCAATGGAGTATTTAGATTCTGAAACAAGAGAAATTAGAACCATGGACGACACATTATTTGCGGAACCGAGTCAGGTTTATCAAATAAGATTTCCAAATAAAGATATTAGGGTCTCAGTAAAGAATTTTCAGTCGGTTAGTTTTTCGTAATAATTTATTTAATTAATTTTTATACTATTTTTTAAGTTGGTGTAACTTTAAAAGTTTGCCCTAAACTATTTATTAAAAAAAGTATAATGGGAACCACCCAAAGAATAAGAACTGAAATAGGAATTAATAAAAGAATTGATATTGAATTAGAACAAGATTTTGATTTTTTAGAGATTCTATCATTAAAAATACAGCAAGAAGAGATTTACACCAAATCATGTTCTGGTTATGGTGTTATTGTTGGAAGAATAACTGCAAACAATGGGTTTGGAATACCTAACGCTCGAGTTTCAGTATTCGTACCAATTACAGACCAAGACAAATCAAATCCTTTAATAACGAGTATATATCCGTATACAACTCCGGACGAGAAAAATGAGGATGGATATAGATATAATCTATTACCATACGAACAATCACATGCGGGTCATACACCCACAGGAACATTCCCATCGAGAAGAGATGCATTAACAAATAAAACTGCTATTGAAATATACGACAAATATTACAAATATGTCGTAAAGACTAATGAGAGCGGTGATTATATGATTATGGGAGCTCCTCTTGGAGTTAGTTTGGTTTTTCTTGATTTAGATTTATCTGACATGGGAGAATTTTCATTAACTCCCCAAGATTTGATTAGGATGGGTAGAGCGACCGAATCTCAAGTGAATGGACCTAAGTTTAAGTCTTCCACTAATTTAAATTCATTACCTCAAATTGTTTCATTAACAAAATCTATAGATGTTGTACCATTATGGGGAGACCAGGAAACTTGTCAAATTGCGATAAGTAGATGTGATTTTGATTTAAGGGACGAGTTAAATATTGATATCCAACCCACAGGACTTTTTATGGGTTCGATGACATCAACGTTAGACCAAAATTTTATTAATCAAAGATGTAAGCCTAGAAAGGCATTGGGTGAGATGTGTAGTTTGGTTGCGGGTCCGGGACAAATTGTATGTATTAGACAAACAATCAATATTGATAATCAAGGAAGACCTATATTGGAAGAATTTAAATTTCCGGGTGGTAATGATGTGATTGAGGATGATGGTTCATGGTTGGTTGATTTGCCGATGAATTTAGATTATATAATCACAAATGAATTCGGTGAAAAAGTAATATCTGACGACCCAAAGGTAGGTATACCAACAAAGGGTAAATATAGGTTTAAAATTAAATGGAAACAACCGGATGATTTGGGACAACAAATAAAGAGGGCATACTATTTGGTTCCAAATGTTAGTGAGTATGGTTGGGATTACGGCAGTGACCCTGCGGATTTAGACCCTAGGCAAGGGGGGACTCAAGAAACCTCTTATTATGAATGTCATAAATCTTATTCGTTTAGTTTGGATTGGAACGATTATGGTGATACAGGGACTACAAGGGGTAATACAATAATACAAAGAGCGATAGATTGTGAGGATAGATTTTATGAGTTAAGATATAACCAAGTTTATACTGTTTCACAACTCATTGACTTATATCAAAAAGGAACAAATAGAAGAAGATTTATAGGAATAAAAGATATTCAAAATCAGAGTTGTGAAAGTAGTAGTTATAAGTTTCCAATGAATGATGGAGTTAGGGGTACGGATATATTGTTTACATTATTTAATTTTATTTTGGGTATCTTTACAACACCAATTTTGTCATTAGTGCCTATGTTACATTTGTTAAGATTAATGTGGCCGATTATGAAGGTGATAATTGTAATTGTATTTACTGTGATATTAGGAATAGTTTGGCTTTTATGTCAGACGGTAAATGTAATATCTTTTGGTCTTGCAGATTTAAATTGTCCTAGACCAAAATCACCAGGTGAGATATGGAGAAGGGTGGGTAACCCATTTAGTAATATGAAATTACCAATGATTACTTATCCTGAATGTGAGATGTGTGAATGTACTCCTGATGTTATAGAGGGAGATAGTCAGGCAGAAGAATTTTTTAAAGAGGCATATGCAAGTGCGTCGCAATCTTGTACGATTGACACTCAATCTGCCGTTGGATTTGCAAATGTTGCGGATACTCAATACTGTAAAGATGACCCCCTTTTATTAGGTGAGGGTTCGGCACCTTGTAATGAATTATTAAGAGATACAAACAACGCTGATTTGTTATTACAATTGGTGCAACAAAATTTATCGGGGTCGATGAAGGAAACCTATTCAAAAAGAACTCCAAATTTAGTATCTAATAGTACTGTGCCTAATGGACTTTTTTCTCAAGATTTAACATTATCGGAAAGATTAAACTTATTTAATTTAAAGGGTAAGTATTTTGATAACTTGGGTGGGCAAGGTGGTGGATGGAATCAAATTAAGGTTTCGATTAATCCTACACAAAATCCCGGAAAGTCACATAACGATAACGTTATTGCGTTATTAATAGATAGTGCATGTGCCGATAATTTTCCGGCAGGAGGATTAATATCCTTTTGTAATCCTTTAAATACGTATGATGTAAATGTTTTGAGTGGAAAAACAATAACATATGTTGATAGAGATAGTAATGTTGTTACAACAAATGCGATAACAGGAACTGCGACAAATAACGGGTTTGTAACAATAAAATATGCAGACCCAACCAATTCGAACAACTCAACACCATTAACGCAAACATATTCTGTTAACCAAGACTCGGCGGTTGATTTTGATACTAATGATATTGTTGGATATCCAACAGGCGAATATGGGGATGATACAAATACTGTTTTTAGTTTAACATTAAATACTTTATTATTAAAGGGTACTTTAGTTGTTTATGTTCCAACTATAAGTGGTGTTACGGAGACGTTTACAGATAATTCTGACGGAACATTGACAAGTAATTTGGGGGGTACGGGAACAGTTGAATATAACTCGGGCAATATATTTTTAAACTTTGATGCGGCACCACTTGATAATAATCAAATTTTGGCGAATTACACTGAATTTGTTCCCGCAACTATGGGGACTAAAAGTTTTGTCATTCATAAGTTCCCAACTGATATTGAGTATTTCCAAGTTATTACTGCAACAACGTACGGTAGTTTTGTTACACAAAATCCTCCAATACCTGGGGGTCAATATAATAATCCTCTCCCTTCGATTACACCATTTTTTAATTCATTAAAATATAGATATACTGATAATTTTCAAACCGTTTGGGGTAAGGAACCCACCACAACTTTAGGATTTCGAGATGGGGAAAATTATACTACAGATGACACATTTAGGCCGATATATACAATGCCTGACCAAAAAGAATTTATTGTTGTGTTTTTAATGCGTGGGGTTGACCCATATTCTGCAAGAGTTCCTATGGATATTGACATTTCAAGATTGATGGGTCAAAATTATGGAACTAACATTGTTTCAGGGGATTATAAGATTAATATACCGGTACAACCGGGATTGGTTTTACCAAGACATAATCAAATAACTTCACCAAATTCTCAAAGTCCTGTCGGACAAACTCAAAATGGGTATATATTTTATCCGTCGTATTGTTATAACACATCTAACGAGTTTAGTGGGTTTACAACGTATAATACTTCTAATTATTCTTCTTTAGATGGTAGTAGTGTTAATCAATTTAGAATTGTTACTAGCAAATCAAATACCGAATTGTCTTCTAATAGAGTATCTTTAAGTTCGGGTTATTTAGGCGTGGGGTTTAGTAACGTAGTTAGTTTACCTGCATATCCAAGATTAGGCTCGGTCGTTACTTCCGGAGCGTATGGAATTAATTTTAATCCAACTAATTATCTTGTTTTAACGGACAACGGTCTTGCAAAACAACATAGAGGTTATTATTTCAATGAATATATTGAGGGGGGAAGTTATGTTTATTTAAATCAAACCCCCAAAACTTCAAATTATATACCCACAATAGGGTATGTTAATTACACCGTTATTAATCAAGATGATTATTATTATTATTCACCGGTTTATGCTACAGGTGCAACACCAACAAGGTTTACAAATGCGGAAACAAGACTTGTGATGAGATGCGATAGATTACCATCGTCATCAAATAGGACTGATGGGTATGAGAATAATACGTTTGTATTACATCAAAACACTTCATTTGCGATTTATGGTGTTACAGATAATGGTGAGTCAATAATTGGGGTATCGCAACAACAATTAACAGGATATAATTCGGGAGACAATCAAGAAGACGAACCAAGTGAATTTGAGAATTCATTACAATCTTCATTTTCTTGTAGTGGTATTGTTCCTTTAAAATGTTATCAGGGTAGCGGAGGAAATTTTCAGGTTGCTTCAAAAACAGATAAATGTTATGATAGGGTGCTAGCGGAAAATGGTTGTTATGTCTTATTAAGGGGGGTTCCATTTTTCACTTTGGCGAGAGATTTTAGAACATTCGCGGAATGGTTATCTAGATTTAGAGTCATGATGGCGGCATGTAGAGGAATATTTTCACATAACTTTGTCAATAATTGGATAAACGGAACTTTATTTTTTTATACATTTAAAAACAATAGGTTCTTTTACAATGCGGGGGCGGGAAGAAACCAACCTTATAATAGATATTGTAGAGATACAATAATATTACATAATTGGACTAGTAATTTTTATTATCGGTCAACACCAACTAAAATAAACTCGAGTACTGGAGTTATTAAATTTGTAGGTAAACCCGCAACTGCGCAAGGAAATAGTACCAAACCTAGAAAAAATGGCAGAAATTCGGTGCAATTACAATACCCAACAACAATAATGAATTTGGGGCCTAGAGATGAATTTGCGTATCAGTTAACACTAAGTGCAGACTATTATGGATACAATGTTGATAAAGTAGAACAAACATCATATAAGGAATTTGAAAATATATTAAATTTATTTATAATATCTCGATTAAGAAGTTCTAGTTTTTTTAGTAATCTAACAAGAACGGGTTCAGGTAGCGTGAATCAATTCTTCTCAAGAAAAAATACTAGATTTGATGGTGATTACGCACAATCAATTTCAATTAATTCGGAGCACGGAATCGATGAATTTGATTTTGATTCATATGACTATTCAACAGGCTCGACAACGGGAGGAAATACCTACTATATTGGAAATAAAGTTTTTGGAATATTTTTCTCTTCTGATACCCAAACTAGAGACTACGTAACACCTAGAAGAATTATTAGGGATGATTTGTCATCTCCGGCACAATATGATAATTTAGGGTTTAAGTCGCAAGTTGTACCATTTTATAAATGGAAAATTAATAATCCGTCAAATAATACTAATCCTTTAATTTTTGGAGATGAAAAAAATGATTGGCAAACAGGGTTAAAAGATATTATACAAAATACGAATTATCAATCATTAGATAGGGCGGATGTTCGTTCTTTTTATTTTATGGGTCAAACGGCAATTAATGAATATTATAAAGGTTTTATATATAATGTTACCCCCAATAGTCTTGGAGGTTATGATTTTAATCCACTTATAACTGGAACAATTCCAAACCCTAATTTAAAATATTTGGTTGGAGCGCCATTTCATTTTTATTTTGGGTTAACGAGAGGTAGTAATGCCTTGGATAAATTTAGAGTTAAATTTTTAGGGGTTGAAACAATTTGATTCGAGAATAGTACCAAGTAGATTAAGATATAAATCTGCACCATCTACAGACCAAAAGGTTGCGATTAGTTTAAAT